TTCCTGGAAGTTCATTTGATGCTCCTGTGGCCGAGACGTGGGCTCGGTGCTTCGAAGAAACAGGTTGAAGGGAGTTCGGCTACCGGTTAGCCGAGCAGGTGATCGCTGATCTTGACGAGTTCGCCGGCGAGGCCTGGGCTCATCGCGACCCACTTCGTCTCGACGTTGCTAGCGGTGTTGAGCGCCGCAGAGCCGACCGTCTGGGTCTTGTTCACGACGTACGTGCCGGCGAGACCGAGGCCGGTGCCGACGTCGGTGATGACGGTGCCCGCTGCGGTGGTGCCGCCGGAGACCGGCTGGCCGACGGCATAGTTGCCGGCCACGGCGCCGCCGATGGTCAGGAGGCCATAGGTGCCGCTGATCAACGTCGCGGCAACCGATTGTCCCGGGATACTGACCGCGTATCGGCCGATGCCGCGCAACGCCTCGCCGGGCAGGAGCGGCAAGAGCTGCTCCACAATCGTCGTGCCCGCCGCAACGCCAGCGCCGGAAAGGAGGGTGCCGTTGTAGAGCGTGCCGGTCAGCGTGTCGGTAGCGGTGAAGACGTTGTCGTTGATCGTGCCATTCACCGAGTTGGTGCCCGCGGCGATCGTGGATGCGGTCGACGTGCCGCCAGACGCCGGCGCGCCGGCAGCTGCGAACGTCACCTTGCCATCCGCAAAGTTCGCATAGGCCTTCATCCCGATGAGTGCCTGTGAGGCACCGTCGTTTTTCACGAGGAAGTCGCCGCCGTTCATCACGGTGACGCCGAAGCCTGCCGGGACCTTCATGCTGGCTTCCTGCAGGTAATCCGTAATCAGAGCCTGCTGTTCGCGATGGATGAAGCCGGTCACCGGGCCCGAACCGAAATTGTCGACGACGGCGGGGCCGCCGACGCCGTCGACGCGCTCCATTGACGCCCAGGCAAAGCGGCCGACAGTGACACCGAGCGAGCCGGCCACGAATGCGCCGGCACCAGCGATCACCGAGAACCGGGGATTTGCGCTGGCGTAATCACCGGCCACGCCGATAGCCGGCTGGACGGTCGTACGGGTCTGGAAACCAGGCATTGGATTGTTCCTTCCGTATCAAAACGGGGTTGGCGCCGGAAACCTCGGCGGGCTTCCGGCGGTGCGGACTGAGTGAGGCGAGAAAGCGTGGTTACGAGCTGACCTTGATCTTGGCCGCGTGCGGGAAGCGTTCGGCGAAGCTCTTATCCGAGGCCGCGTCTTGCGCGAGGCTCGGCTTCGGCTTGGTCTGTGACCCGCTCGGCGAATGGGTCTTGAGGATGGCCTTCATGCCGTTGACGCCTTCGATCTTCTCGGCATCCTCCACACCCAGCACCGTCAACGCCGATCGGTAGACTCCCTCGACACTGTCGAAGGCGCCGGCCAGCGCGCCGACGTACGGGCGCACATCTTCGCGGGCGGCGGCGATATCGTTGGCGACCTGGCGCGCGCCGGCGACCGCCTTGGTGATCGCCTCGTCCATCGCCTTCTTGTCGACCATGTCCTTGGTCTTCTCGGCGACAGCCTTCTCGACGTCCTCAGCGGTCATGCCTTTGTCCTTGTCCTTGTCGTCGTCCTCGTTGTCGGCATCGGCCGCGCCGCCGGGCTTCATCATGCCGCAGGCTTTGGCGTAATCGTCTTCGCCCAGCTTGCCTTTGAGGAATTCCTGGAGCGCGCCGTTCTCCGAGTCCATCGTCTCTTCGTTGAGAGACGCGGCGGAATCGATCAGGTCGTCGCCTTCGTCGGCGACCGTCTTGTCTCCATCGATGACGTCGAGCAGATCGACCAACCCCTCGAGCGTGCCGTCGGCGCCGAGCTTCGCATCCTTGGCAAGCTTGCCGGTCGTCAGCTTGGTGACTTCCTTGACGATCGCGCCCTTCATGTTGCCGAAAGTCTTCGGTTTCACCTTGGCGAATACCGGCCCGAGATCGATCTTGGCGTCTTGCGCCAGGAGCGGCTTGAGGAACGGGATCAACGCGCCAGCGGCGATCGTCGCCTTGAGGCTCTGCATGCGTACCTTCGACATGGTGACTACTCCGTTGGTGGTTTTGGTGATGGCCTCGTCGCCGACGATCACGTCGGGACCAGCGCGGCCTTCCTTCACAAGCGCTACGTGGTTGCCGACGATGTCGCGCATGACGCCGTCGAAGGCCTCGCCATCCGGAGAGGTGCCTGGCGTCATGTCGGCGCGGTAGCGGTACGCGCTCGACAATTCTTTTTTGATGTCGTTCTCGATGTCGCTGATGGCTTCGCCAGCCCAGAACACGAGGCTGTTGTCGAGATAACCGTCAGCGAACAGGGCATCCGTGCCGGTCGACCCAACTACGAGCTCAGGCCGGTGATCGCGCACATCGACGGGAACATGGCGCGACAGGATCGGATTGTTGTTGAAGGTCGCCGCGCCCTTAGCGAGTTCTTCCGGATCACGGTAGAGACGATATAGCTTGTCGGGGGTCAACCCCAGCTGTTCCCAATCGGGAATCTCGCTGCCGAGGTATTCGCAGACGTTGGCCTTGCTGATGTGCGAAGCGTCGACATGCAGCCGACCGTCGGCGTCGTAGCGGCGCGCGGTTTTCTTATCGAACGCGATGCCGGCATAGGCTCGGACGCGAAGTCCGACCGTACCGCTCCAATCCATTGCCAGCATCGCCAACCCTCGAAATGGTTACTTGTTGGCCGGCTTCTCTTCCGGCTTCCCCTTCTCGGCCGCTTCCTTGGCCGTGGCCGCATCGGCAGCGTTGAGCTGCTGCTGCAGATCGTTGAGCACCGGCGCCGCCGTCTTGTAGGGAATCTCCATCAGCGCCTGGCCGATGATCTGCAGCGAGGCGCGCGACACCTCGAGCTTGACCTTGTCGTTCGCCTGCGGCGTTTGGCAAAATGCCGGCATGGTTGACCCGATGAGGCAGGCGAGGGCGAGGTACCGAACTGTACGCATGGACTGTCCTTCTGTGCTGTGGTGGTGGGTAGTTACGGTGTCAGCCGAGCCGCTGCACGATGTGCATTGTCGGCAGAATTGCTAACTTGGTTAGGATGGCGACAGTGCCGGCCCCGACGAATGCCCAATAGACAATGTTGCAAGCGCGCGATGCGGTCATGAGAACCCCGGAATGACCGCGCGTGAGACGCAGCGGCAGTTGATCAATTCGCCCGGCAGCACAAACTGCTTTACCGCCGAATCCCACATGCCCTTTTTGATGTCGTACTTCTTGCCGTTCATGGCGACATGGGTGGGGCGAGGGTGCTTGCCGCCGCCCGAATGCATCCAGATCGCCTCGGTGACTCCAATTTGATTTTGGCGTTCGCGCGTCAGAGCCGCAGACGCCTTGTTGTTCTGGTCGCGGGCGATGTTTGCCGCCCGCCGGCGCGTGATGCCGAATTCGTTCTGCAGGTCCTTGGTCAATTGCCCGAGATCGCGGCCGGTCTGCACCGACCGCATCACCAGGCCTTCGATCTTGGTGAAGTACTCCGACGGGATCGATTTTATCAGCGCGACGTTCTGGTTGACGGTCGCTCTGACGACATCGCGCTGTGCCCTTGTCATCTTGAACCGAACGGACATGCCGCCCTTGCGCAGCATCGATTGCAGCGCGCTGTCGGTGCGGTCCGCCACGGCCTGGCTGAAATAGTCGGCCAGCTTGGGCGCCAGCTCATTGAACTGCCGCTGCCAGCGCTTCGAGAGCGCACGCACCGATGCGCGTAGCGCGGACGAGGGCAGGGCATCGTCCTGCGCCATTTCCGGCTCGTTGTTGCGATAGGCCGATTTGAGCCAATAAAGGACCGACGCATTCATTTCGTCGATGATCTTCGTCAGTCGCTTGCGATAGGCCGCCTCGATGCCGGCGTTGGGATGAACTGGACGGAAGGTCGGCTCTGTGACCTTTCTACTCCGGTTCGTCTTCGGCATCGTCTTCGCGCTCTCGCCCCTCGGAGTCCGGTGGATCTTCCTGCTTCTCGCCATCGTCCTCCGGCGGCGTCGGCACAGCGTCGATGTCGAGGCCCTGGTAGAGCGTGTCCGGATCGTTGGCGACGCGGGTGCGTTCCTCTTCGGGCGCGATTGCTCCGTCGTCGATCAGGATTTGCCCGGTCTCCGCCTCGATCTTCTTCACTTCGGCCGAAGCCTTCTCGTCGAGTGACCAGAGCGGTTCGTAGACGTAGTGCAGGTCGGGATCGACCCGGCCCCAGATGTTGAGCTGCGCAAAAGCAAACACCCTGTCCAGGTTCGGCGAGAAGAATTTCTTCTGCTGCGCATGAATTGAATCGTAGAACACGCGGATCTCGGGTTCGGCCGTTGCATTGAGGCCGTGGGGCGAGATGCCGAGCAGCTTGACCAGCGGAATCCTGCTGACTGCGGCCATGTGCTCCTGTGCCTGCGCCTGCAGGGCATCGAGCGTGCCGAGCGGCGCTGCGACGTTCGCGAAGTCCTCGGCGTCCTTGTCGATCATCATCAGGCCGCGGTTGTCTCGCGTATTGTTGAACAGATCGGCGCGCTTGAAGAGATCCTCACCGCCTGGCGTCAGCGACTCGCCGAGGTTGGTCTTGAGCACCATTATAGAGAAGGCCTGCACGATGTCGGCTACGCTTTGGCGCGTGTTGAGCCAGTTGTCGACGTAGGGCTTTGCCATCTGCGTCAGCGACAGGCCGCCGAACGAATAGGCCGGCTTGAGCATGTCTGGCACTTCACGCGCCACGAACTTCAATAGCCGCGAGACGTGAACTTCATCCTTCATCACGAACCAGCTTTGCGGATTGTACCAATCCGGCTTGAGCGGGTTGTTTGAATTATAGGAGGACGGATACGTCCAGACGGGCTCGACCGCGGCCAGGCGCTTGAGGCTGCCACGCTCGAACTTGTTGGCCGTGATCCTGTTTCCGCCGTTGCCGATCGGTGTCCGCAGCTCTTGCGGATCGTCGGTATGGCCCGTGTCGAGATAGAGATGAGCGCGGCCGAAATAGCCGTCGATCTCGACCATCTTGCAGAAGAAGTCACAAACCTTGAGCCGCTCCAGTTCGTCGTTGAGCTGGCTGATCTTCTTGCTCTTGTCCTTGTCTCCCTTGGCCTGAACTTTGATCCACTTCCGGGTCATCTCGGTTGCGATGGTCTCCACGATGACGCGGTATTCCGCGCGTTGCGCCAATTCGGCGAGGTACGGATAACCCAGGAACGTCACGCCCTCGAAGGCGGCGTTCATGCCGAGACTGCCCCACGCACCACCCGCCCAAGCGGCTACGCCGGCGATGGACTCGTCAGCTGCCATCCTGCGGTCGGCCGGGACCTGATCGGTCAGCGGGACCGGGAATGACGGCAGCTTGAACGGATCGACGCGGGGGAATCGGTCATTGCGCCGCTTCGACAGCTGCAGGACAGTGTCGGACACCTTGATCGGCGGGCGGGGAGCGGGCGGCGCCGGTGGTGCAGCTGCTTTCGGCTTTGTCGATCGACGACGGGTAGGCGCGCGACGCGGCGCGCGCGACAGCTCCATGAATTCCATCGCCAGCTGTCTAGCTAGCTTCTTGGCGAGTTTCTTCTGACCCTTCACGACGACAACCGCTTTCGCCTCACGGGAAGTTGGGACTTGGCGATCACTTCCGCGGTG